ACAGCGTAAGGCATCCATCATGTGTGAGCTCCAATCGTGAACGGGTTTTGGTTTAAAAATTCTTTCCTTATCATTAAATTTTCTATGATAATGTCTAAGAGCAATAAGTAGATCCGAACAGTTATCACTATCTATTCTGCATCTAGGCAACAACATTTTAACAGCATGAATGCCATCTTCTAATGGTAGTCTTGGCGCTAATCTAAATCTAACTCCGAGTGCGGCCGCTACTTCTCTTCTTGTTTTGCCATTGCTGAACTCAGTTTGGTCCAAATCAAATGGTCCATAGTGAGTGTCATAAATGTAATCTTGGTCTTGCAAGTATTTTATATAATGAGGTAACGCTTCGTTATCATCCTCATACGTTTGAATAATATTAATCTGATGGTTTAGCAGTTGGAAAAATATAATAGATGTACTATCGTTATAGCCAATATCCCAAGCTGTATTTACTGGTAAACTTGGATCATAAGGAACAGCTCCTATTTTACCATCATCGTCTAAATCCTGGACTAATTCGCCATAAATAGATCCTTCTATATTACCAATAAATGAACATTCATATTCTTGGTCAAACTTAGCTTTACCCATTACGGACAAAGCAGCGTCTAGTTCTTCTTCGTCAACAATCTTTGTTTGAGAAGCCTTAGCTTTATATAGAAACCATTTATCATCCGCTTGAGCTTTATTGTAATAGTCATAAAATATATTGTTCATTCCTTTAGGTGTACCAATTAGAAACATCTTTCCTCTTCTATCTGAAAGAGCTGGTGTTATTACTTCATCTATCAATCCTTGCGAAACCTGAGCTAGCTCGTCAATCGCAACCATGTCTAAGTAAATTCCACGAATGCTGTCAAAATTTTCTGATGATAATAATGTTATTCTTGAGCCATTAACTAAATCACATCTTAACTCACTTTCGTTCCATTTCGTGCCTGGAATATTTTTTGTATAAAATTTTAAGTAATCCCAAGCGATGCTTTTTGCCTGTTTATAAGTTGGTGCAATGTAAGCTAGTCTTGGAGCATGATTTGTATTTGTTAAGGCTGCACGAATTAAATGGTTCAAAACCATAACGGTCTTGCCAAATCTTCTGTGACAACAAAGAACAGCGTATCTATGTTTATCTAATTGTGTATGTATATACGCCTGGTGCTTTCTTGGCGTGTACGGAATTTGGATTTTCATTAAATAATAATTGCACCTAATATAAATCCGATTGCGAAAGTGATTAGCAAAGGATGATCAATGCAAAGACATTCTATTTTAAATCTTAAATTATTTATAAAGTTCATCATCTTAGTGGACCGTTGGTGGATTTTCTCCAAAGTTAGAACGCATGTGTATTCTGTTAAAAACAAATTCGCAGAAATCTTCTATGTCTTGTTCGGTTTCGAAACCTGAAAAGTTTATTATCAAGTCATTGTCATAAGCCTTAAAGCTTATTGCGGTTACATTGCGAAACTTGTCTTTGATATATTTAGTCATCTGTTTGTCTCTTTGTATTAATCATCGGTAATTTATGTATTAGCCTCTGCGCCTACATTCTGGGGTATGACCTTTTTACAAAATCATCTAATATATCTGCCAAAAGGTAAACACATTGCACGACAGGCAATCGCTCTACGGTAGAAACAATAGCTTATTTAAAACAAAGTACTGATACGGTACTGATCTCTATATATTCTGTTGCTATTTAGAATCATTCGAACCTCATGTCGTGTGCGAGAACTATGTTTGTGTGTTAGCTACCCAACTCTGAAACATTCTTAATCTCATTCTCAAAGGTCTTATCACTGTCAGCAGCATTCCAGGTTATCTCAATCTTCTGATCTACTTCGACTTGTTGTTTGTCTCCATAGATTGCAACAAGCTTACTGGCCATCCATCGATAATGAATTAACTTCTCTCTTGTTACTGCAATGCTTTTGTTGTCAGCATTCTCTAATTCTGTAATCATCTTATCAAGATATGTCTGAGCTGCTATCTTACGAGCAGTCAGTATCTTATCCGCAAATGCCTTATCGGATCTAATCCAGTCATAAACTTTAGATAATGAAGGCGCACCTTTGTTTTGGCAAATGGTAGTTAAAGGAGTACCATTCATCAACATACGCTCAATATCATCAGCTATCTGTACTGTTAATTCTAGTTTTTTTGTCATTATTATTCTGTTTTAAATTCAGTAATGCTTTCGCTTTACCTTCTGGTGTTTTAGGACCAGTACTCCAGCCTCCGTGCATTCTGCATCTAATGTTACCATTCTTCATTAATATTCCAGAAGCCTTACAAGGAAGTTTATTCTGTTTATTAATTGTCTGACATTGCAGTCTGTATTTATGTCTTGCAGCCATTAACGGTTTTAGGATTAAAAAAAAAAGAGAAAAAAAAATTATACTTTTCAAATCCGTTCTGGAACGGTTTTAAGTACAAGTACAATAGTTATAATTATACAGCACCTGGATAGATTTCCAAGTTACTATTTTCTAATTTATTTTATAGGAGAGTTTATTTATTTAAAAAGATTTTAAGAATATCAAATTAAGTACAATATTCTGTTAAGTTTGCAATACTTTTTATTATTTATTTTAATTTTATTACACAACTTACTTAGGACTTTCTCATATCTATTTTTAATCTGATGTCTTGTAAAACCAAAGTGTTTAGCAATCTCTGTCCACTTGAAACGCTGTGCTTTCATCCAAATAATTTGTCTATCAAGAATAGGATCTTCTGATATGTCATTCTCAATACTTACCAAACAGTCTATCGCAAACTCCCATCTGGTTATTTGTTTTGGTGTAGCTCTTAACTTTAGCATTTGCTTTTCGTAATAGGCCCAGTCTCCTTGCATATACGTTGTCTCTAAAAGATTATACATACTAGCAGCCATTGGCGGTTTTGGACCTGAAAGAAATCTCTCTGTCCTGGCAGCTTCGTTAATCAAGTTAATAATATTTGATAAAGCAAAAACTTCTTTTTGTATTTGTAACTCAGCTGTCATAGTTACCATTTTGATAAGTATAAATATTCTGCTTAACTTTATTGAAACCTTTATTTGAATAGTTCTTTGTAAACCTTATGCTCTCAAGAAAAGCTTTGTATCTTGGCATCTCAAAGTATGTGAAATTATTATGTGTGATGAGTGGTTTGTAATCTATATTTAACAGCGCCAGGCGTTGCAGAGCTTCTTTAATTTTAGGCAATGGAACGATCATGTGGTCCGCACAATCAATCATTCTAACGTACGGTGTTAATCTTTTAAGATCATAGTTCTTGCAAAGATAAGAATATAATTTGAAATCAAATGCAGACATTTTAAGATCAAATATTTTAGGATCACTTATATAAAATTGGCGCAAATGCTTTCCTCCTATTAGCTCTCTGATCTTCGTTTAATTTTTTTTTGAATAATTCTTTGTTCGGACAATCTGGATAATGTTTAACTTGCTGATACTCCAGGAACTGAAGCCAATGATCAGGATCTAGCATTACTGGATCTGATGCAAAACCATCCTTATAATCTGGAGCTATCTTTTTAACGTGGACATGGATCATCATCTCTCCAACGAGCTGATACCAAACGATATATGCTGGTATTCCAGCCATTTCTGCTAGTTTCTTAGTTACTTTGTGCTTTTTATTCCAGCCTTGACCATTATTAAATACAGTTTCAGCTAAAAAAAGTGGCTTAGAACAAGCATTACAAGTCGAAACTTGGTCTATATCGCTAAAACCTAAGCAATTATGCTGTTGTCTGTGCCAGTTGCTATATCCAGAGAACTTAACTCCTTTAAAATAGACCTTTTTAACCATAAAAAACCCATTAAACGACTAAAATAGATATTCAAGAGAAAAGTTGCATAAATAGAAATAAAAAGTTGCATAACTGCCAGTATTCTATAAAAGCCTATATATGAAATTAATTGATCGATATGATCCAAAACTATCAGAAGCTAATCAAAGACTATCTGCAAAAAATTTAATTTCTACATATACAACAGAAAGAAAAATTCCATACATTGAAATGAGATTGTTAGGAGATCAGGTTATTGCAACAGTAACTTTTGATTTTTGGTACGATAAAAAAAGAACTAAAAAATTTGCTGAATTTGATAAGATCAACAGAACTATAGAAGGTCCATCAGATGAAGTTTATAAATTAGCTGCCAAACAAGCGTCAAAGATAAGTCTAAGTTTATCTTCAATATTTAATGATGAATGGCAAAAAACTTTAGTAAATTTATTAAACAAGCCAAGCAAAAATAAAACGGTTTTAAATTTAGGATTATATAGAAATAATAATTATGGAATTTACGACATCACTAATCCATCAATCTTATTGGACCAAAAAATTAAAGAAAGTGGAATGTCATTAAAAGATGTTGCATTACTTTCAGGTCAAAACGAAACTACATTGTTTAGACATTTAAAAGGTACGTTTGAAATTTCAAGAGATGCTGCAATCAAGTATGCAAAAGTTTTAGGTTGTGATCCAGCAAAAATTTTATTTAATGATTTATCAATTCCAGTCTGGGGATCTGCAGATACATTAGAACAATCATCAATCGAAAGACTTTCAGTTTATGCTTCTGAAATAACTGCAAATGAAAACTTAGGTGTTATAGAATGTCCAAGAGAAATTTATAGACCTGATGTTAAAGCAATTAAAATTGATAGTCCAAACTCTCATTTGCATGGTCATGTAGGTTTTTATTATAATTCAAATGAGCCAATAGATTTAGAAGATCAAATGGTAATAGTTGGAACTAATTTAAAAAATTTAGTTGGTGGCGAAATAAGACAAAGATATTTTATTGGAACTTATAAAAAAAATAGAAATGGAAGAACTGTAGATATTCACAGTATAGATCCAACAGTAATAGATATTTCAGGTGTAACTCCTGATGAAGATTTCCATAGCTACGAAGATTTTGTTGGTTTAGAAGAAGGTCAAAGAATTGTTATTGATGACATTACTCCAACTTTTGTTGCACCACTTGTAGCTCTTATAAATCCATCAGAAGTTTTTTCAGATAAAAAAATTGATATTCAAAAAGCTTATAATGAAATTTATACTCAAAATAGAACTGATGAAGTTAAAGCTTTAAAAATTTTTAAAAATAATCAAATGAAATCTATTATTGAAGAACAGCTTGAAGATAATATTGATGATTATGTAGATCAAATGAACCATCAAAAAATTAAAGCATTAATTATGGCTGATAAGAAATTACAATCAGTTATTAGTACAGCTGCTTATGGTAAAGCAAAGTATGAGAAAAAAATTGACATCAAAGAAGAAGCTAAAAAGATAAAAGCTGATCTATCTGCAAAAGAAGAATTAATAGTCAGAGAGGCTGTTGATAGATTACAAGAACAAATGGATCTTCCAGGTCCAGATGATGAGGATTATATCAATAGACCATGATAATTAAGGATTATACACCTCAACAATTAAAAGGTTTTATAAGACCAGCAATAGTCGAAACAGAATTTGGATTAGATAAAGGAATGCTAGAACACCTGAGAACTTGTAGCCGAGATGAAGGAAAATTAAGAGGTCCAATGTTTTTAAAAGATGGTAATTGTATTCTTTATCAAAGAGCATCTATCATAAATTGGCTAAAACAAACGATGTTCCAAGATGCGGAAACTGACGAAACAGCCGAAACTCCAAAAAGAAAAAGATCTCAAGTAAGTAAGTAACTAAACCAAACAAACCAACCTCACATATAATAAAAGTTTTTGTCGGAGTATCACAGCTCCATGATATTAAAAACAAAACTTATAGATCCTTTAGAGGAATTAAAATTAGACGGTTTTCAAAAATTAAATGAACTCCTAAAAATTAATCATCACTCCCCCACTTCAAGCTCAATGCCAGAAGGTATTTATGCTTTTAGATATTTATTTTCTACTCAAGAACAAAGAAGAGAGTTTGATGGTAACGCTAACATGGCAGCTGGTGTTGCAGTCAACGATGCTGTTCAATGGCATTACTCACATGACATCTGGTCCTTCAATCCTAATCAAAGAAAACTTGCACCACATAAAAATACAAAACTTTCTAAAGAAGAAGCTATTGCAAAAGCAATGGATAAATTTAAGGAGTATGTTCCAGTAAACGAAAAAGATAGAGAAAAAAAAGAACACTTCCTTGAGACAATACCTCAAACAATTCAACAAGGCTTTTTAGCTTTTGAAAAAATTGGAATATTAAATTCAGAAAAGGTTGTTGCAGAAGATAGCATCAATCATATTGATCACAGACTTTCTTTACCAGTTGTTGGTAGAACTGACGTACACTTNACAGATTTTAATGTATCAGAGCGATCTGNTGCAGCGTCATCGCAATCTTTCATATCTAGCGATGCTCCGTTTCTTTCGGTCTGTGAATTGAAAACCAGTTGGCAACGACCAGGTAAAGTAAAGAAGGATGGCACTAGGTCTTTTGCTTCGGCTAAACTGCCATCTACTCCGTTAGTTAATCATTTGCAGCAGTTGGCTTTTTATTGTTTCAGCCTAAGAAAATTAAATAGGATCTATCCTTATCTTATTTATCTAACTGCAGATGATCACATGGTCTTTACTGAAAAAAATTGTGCTGATTTAGAAATACAAAATCTAAATAATTATTACGAACAACTTATTAAAAACTGTATTCGTAAAGAACGACTGCTTGCTAGATATATAGATCTTGAAGAGCCTGACATGATCTTAGCTGAAATAGCTAAAGATGTTGAGCCTGGATTTGATCATCAATTCTACTGGAATATTGGATCTAAACACCTGGCCAGAGCTAAAAAGATTTGGAGCAATACATAATGTCTCCGCAACTCATCAACTACACAACACTAATCATAGGAGGTTATTACATATGTCAGCTGATAAATTAGTCTCTACCATTAACGATTTTAAGAAGTCATTAAACGGTCAGACTATAAAAATTCATTCGAATGACTACGCTACAGTAGCATTACGGATTGGAATATTAAGAAGAAATCTAGGTACAGCAGCAACAATAGCATCAACGCTTGAATTTCAAGATGATAAAAAAGTTATTGTTAAAGCTCAAGTCTTTATAGACAACAAGCTTGTATCTACTGGACTAGCTGAGGAGCTTAGAGCTGCTAGTCGTATCAATCAAACTTCTGCGTTGGAAAACGCTGAAACATCTGCTGTTGGAAGAGCTTTAGCAATGCTTGGCTTAACCAATGACAAGATAGCTTCTGCAGAAGAAGTATCTGGAGCGATAGTACAATCGGACCAGAGACTAACAGAAGCATTAACTGAGCTTGATAAGGTCTCTCATCTCGGTGCTTACAATGAATGGTTATCAACTAACAAAGAACTTATGCAAAAGGTTAAGCAACAAGACGCTTATGCTTGGCAACTGTTCTTAGAAAAGTTTAACCAAATCAAAAAAAACCTAGAGACTAAAGGAGTTATCCAAAATGGATGATCAAACTAAAGAACGTAAATCGTTAGGAGTAGTATTTCCTAACATCAATAAAGAAAACCCAAAAAGTTATGACCTTAAAGGAACTATAACTTTGCCTGATGGAAAAAAATATAGAGTTGGTGCTTACAAAGCTGAAGCAACTGGTTCTGGAAAACTTCCAAAAGGAAGTACCTACTACTGGATGCACCGTGTAGAGGAATTGGAACTCAACCAAGCTGATACATCATTTGATCCAGCTAACTTGGAGTAATCATGGACACGG